TTGTACGTGCAGACGTTGACACGAAACAATTGGAAGCAACACCAATTGAGCCAACAAGTCCAGCAGCAATTGGTGCATATTGGTTAGATGAATCTTCTACTGGTTCTTCATATGGTTTATTTGTACGTTCTGGTACATTCCCTAATGAAATATGGGGAGCGGTAACTATTAATCAGGTTACCAATAACGCATCACCTACCGGTGGTGTTAGTGGTAATCATGCTGTAGAATTTAATACAGCCACTGGTACATTATCGTACTGGACAAATAACGCAGGCACATGGTCGCAGATAGGTAACGATAGTTATACATCAGCAGCTGGTGCAATTTCTTCAGGCAACATTGTAACTGTAGGTTCGACAACAGGCTTATTAGCCGGTATGATTCCAAATGTTACTGCTGGTGTCGGTACTTTCGCTGCCGGAACAACTATTACAGGTATTACCGGATTGACAACATTTACTGTATCAAGTGTACCATCTGTTGCATTATCGGGTGGCGACTCAGTAGTTAAAGCTGGTTTCAAAGCAACTATACAATCTGTATGGCCAGATCTAACAAGTGCTTCAACAACTGCACAGTATTGGGTTAAGACAACTTCAGCTGCTCAAGGTGCAAATCTTGTTCTACGTAAGATGGATGCTACGGTATCTGCATTCTTACAAGTTGAGGCACCTATTCTTACAAATGATGCAGCAGCAGATACATATTACAGCACAAATTCGTTAGGATCAACAGGACAAGTTTATGTTGAACCTGTAATCAGTGGTGCTAATCCTGTATCGTCAGCTAATTCATTAGAATTTAGATTTTCGTCAGGTGCGACAGCATCATGGGCTCCATTAGCAGTTATTCAAGGTTCTGCAACAGTTCCTACAGAAGGTCCTGCAAATGGTCAACTATGGTTTAACGCATTGCTTGGCTTAGACAGCAACGGTGATTCAGTTATTGACGTATTAGTTTCTGATGGTGCAGATCACTGGGAAAATTGCAACTTACCTGGATTTACTCTTCCGGGTTCGACCGGCAACCCAACACTATATGCTCAACCAGCAGATCCTCGTAGTGATGCTATTCCGCCACTATTAGTGGGTGGCGATCTTTGGGTACAAACTGACGCTTCTCCTTATCCGGTTATATTCCGTTGGAGTGGTTCTGCATGGGTATTAGTAAATAATACCGATCAGACAACACCGAGTGGTATCATATTCCAAGATGCACGTTCGAATCCACTTTACAAATTAGGTGGTGTCGTTGGTACAGGTGAGAATAACGGCGGCGGTGATTATCCAGACTTAGATGCAGATGCTCCACAATCAGCATTGTATCCAAAGGGATTTATTTTGTGGAATACACGTTATTCAACAAACAATGTTAAAGAATGGCAATCTCCATACGTGTTTGATGGTGTAACAGCATCTCCAGATAACACAAACGGTAGTTCTACAGGACGTTGGGTTACAACATCCGGTAACAATGCAGGCGGTGTCCCATACATGGGTGCAGCAGCACAACAAATTGTTATTGTACGAGCAATCCAGGGTGTAATTAACTCCGATCAAGATATTCGTGCAGAAGATCTATACTTCAACTTAATTGCTGCTCCAGGATTTGTTGAAGCGATTGATGAGATGCTTGTATTGAATGATGATCGTAAGGACACAGCTTTTGTTGTTGGTGACACACCATTTACATTGAATGCATCTGGTACAACCTTACAGAACTGGGCAACAAACCATAGCGTAGCATATGGTAATGGCGCAGATGGCCTAGTATCAGCCAGCAAATATTTTGGTGCATGGTACCCAAGTGGATTGACATCAAATGTTGATGGAACTGACGTTGTTGTTCCACCATCACACATGGCTCTACGTACAATTGCATATAACGATCAGGTTGCTTATCCATGGTTTGCTCCAGCAGGTTTACAACGCGGTATAGTTAACAATGCAGCAGCAGTGGGTTATGTTAATGCAGCAGGACAATTCATTACAGTTAAATTGAATGAAGGTCAACGCGATATCTTATATCAGAACGGTATCAATCCAATTCGCGTAATGCCACAAGGTGGTATTGTTGTATTTGGACAGAAGACACGTCAACCATACGCAAGTGCAACAGATCGTATCAACGTAGTTCGTCTAGAAAATTACTTGCGCTATCAGTTGAACAACCTTGCACAACCGTTCTTGTTTGAACCTAATGATACAACAACACGTAAGGCAGTATTGAATGCATTTAATAAGTTCTTATCAGAACTCATTACATTGCGTGGTTTATATGACTTCTTAGTTGTTTGCGATCTAAGCAACAATACACCGGCTCGTATTGATAGAAACGAACTATGGATTGATATTGCAATTCAACCTGTTAAGGCAGTTGAATTTATTTACATTCCAATTCGTATCAAGAATACAGGCACAAGTTTATCAGCTTAAACATGTATTAAATAGAAAACCTGCTTCGGCAGGTTTTCTTTTGACTGATAAATATTTCATGTCTACTGTTCCTACTGCCGCGTCTCTAAGAAGACATATAAATTATCTTCAACCACAAGAGAATATAGGATGTTGCACCGCGTGCGCCACATTACTTGCGGCCGAAATAACCATGGCTTCTGTAGGGAATGTAATGAATTTTTCTAGACTTTTTCTATATTATATGACACAAAAGGAACATAATAGGTTAGGTATGAAAGGTGCCGAGTTAAGAGATGCGTTAGATACGTTAATGAAATATGGTGCTCCTCCAGAAAGATATTGGCCATTTACCTTTAGTCGTGCAAATAGAGAACCACTTCAGCAAGCAATTGAGCAAGCAAATAATTATAGATTACAATCATATGAGCAAGTATCACCTGTTAATTATAAAGAATATCTAAACAATGGTATTCCTATTATAGTCGGAATGAGAACGGGAAAATTATTCTGGAATTTGGAAGGACCATTGCAAGAACAAGAATATAAGCCAATAAATGGTAGAGATAACCGGTTAACTAGAGGTCATGCGATAACTATTATAGGATACGATGATAATATAAACGGCGGATCATGGATTATTGCAAATTCTTTAGGTCCTAGGTGGGGATTCCAGGGATATGCCGCTATACCATATATATGCGATGTAGATATAGGTGAATCATATATTATCACTAATTTTGCAGGAATCTCGGCCGGAAAAAAAATTCCGGAGATTTGATAAATAGTATTAGCTTTTATAGCAGGAGAATAAAATGGCACAGAATTATCAAACATTATCAAAATTCGGAGTACCACTACCGGGTGGTAGCGAGAGGACGGGTATTCTACAACCTAAACAAAAATATCGTTTCAGAGTTATGTGGTATGGTTTCGGAGGTCCCGAAGGACTTGCGGGTGCAAATACAATGACAGCAAATGTCATGACATGTACACGCCCGAAGATTACATATGAAGAAGTTAAATTGGATTCCTACAATTCGGTAGCATGGATTCAAGGTAAGCATTCCTTTGAAGCAATTGAAATCAAATTACGTGATGATATGACTACAGTGGTGGCACAAACTGTCGGCGCCCAAATTCAGAAGCAAATGAATCACTTTGAACAGACAAGTGCATCTGCAGGTGTCAATTACAAGTTCTCTATGGAAATTCATTCTCTGGATGGTACTAATAATGAAGAAATTGAATCTTGGTTCCTAGAAGGATGCTGGCTTCAGTCTACAACATATAGTGAAGGCGATTATGCTAGTGGCGATCCACAGGAAATTACTTTATCGATTAGATTCGATAATGCAACAAATGTAGCAGGTCAAGACCAGGCATACGGCGGACCAGATCCATATCCAAGTGGTACATCGAGCACCAGCCCGAATTTATCTGGTGGTACTACTGTCGCTTAATTTTTTTTAATAGAATTATATCGAAAATACAAGACACCTTACTTCGGTAAGGTGTTTTCACGATCGCATTAGAATTTAATAGAAAAGAAGAAGATAAATAATAGATTATGCCATCATCCTCAAGTTTAATTTCGTCACTAAATAATAGTAAGACCTATTATGTAAAAAGTTCTCACCACGCTACATATAACTTTAATCAAGCGGCTCGTGCATTATACAGGAATCAACCTCGATTTCCTTTTGAGTATTATATTAACATTAATCTTAATAATATAACTACAGCAACAGAATTCATTAGTGGATTCTTTAATAACGCCGATCTGTCTCAACTTATGCCATTGGTAAAGACAGTAGAAATGCCGGCATTTAAGATAGAGTCTACTCCGTTAAATCAATATAATAGAAAGAGAATTTGTCAGACAAAGATAGCATTTGAGCCAATTAAGATGGTTTTTCACGATGTCGTTGATGGAAAAACTTTAGCATTCTGGGATATGTATTACAGATACTATTTTTCCGATGGTAATGAACCCGGAAAAAATCAACTTAAAGATGTACCATATCATGCTGGTTCGTATTCGGTAGAACAAACAAATACAGCAGGTGCAGGTGGTGGTCAAAGTACACCACAGTTCTCTGCACACGACCCTAGGCGAATTAATAATGGTAATCCGCCCATCTCAGCCACTAACACAAATGGTGATAAGAGTGCAATTCAGAATATCATCTCTGATACATTAGATAATCATAATTTTGGATTTAATATAGATAATGTGCAGAATGTGAGAAACTTAATTCAGACAATAGACATATATCAGGTGCACGGCGGTAGATTTAATCAAGTTACTCTAGTAAATCCTAGAATTGTAGCTTTCACCCATGATACACTAAATTATGCAGCAAGTGATAAAACTCTAGAAATTACATTTACGTGGGAATATGAATATGCATATTACACAATACAGAATATGCAATTAACAGATGCAGTGAGAGGCACCGGCGGCGAACCAAATAATTCATCCTCGATGGAACCATTCATACATGGCGATTACTATGAGTTATCTAATCTCTCTTTTACATCTTTTGATCCAGATTTTATTGATTCACCTAATCCATCAGCACCGGGTGATACTCCGATAAATGTCGGTAGCAATGTACAGGCAGGTTTAGGTACTGTGCAGAGTCCATATGCACCTACCGCAAATTCTGCCCCATCACCGGGCTCTAGTTCTATAAGTGGTATGGTAAATATCTCTCCTCTGCCTGCGACACCTACATCAACACCTGTAATTGAAACTCGCTCTTTCGGATCATCTGCTGTGCCTGATTCTACAGCATACCCGGATATGAATCGAGCTAGTGGAGTATAATGGCAGCATCTAATATTCCATCTATCGGTCGTTTTAGTTCTCAGATGCTTACCTACCTAGGTACGCAGAGAACAGTTGAAAATGTTGGCGGAAGTATAGCAAATACGTACAAGTATGCATCCGGCCCCACAGTATTTCCCAGCCCTGGTTCAATATCTCAGGCAGCATTAGGTGCGGGCGTAGTAGGAAGTTTCTCTACATCCTCGTACGATTCTACAAAATGTTATTTTTTATCACGTGGTGCAACTCAACTTTATGCCGATACAATGACAGGATTAACAATTGATATAGCGAATATGTTAGGTGTCACACCTGCTGCATTATTAGTTGCATCCGAAGTCAACGGAAAAACATTATTGTCGCCATCTTCATTTTCAGCATTCAATATACTTAGAGATCCAGGAAATCAAGTCGGTACCGCTACCAGTGTTAGCAATAAAAATAGTCTCCAGGCCAGACAAATAAGGTCCTAAATGAGATTATACGAATTAATAGATTTTGAACCAAAGCAGAGTAAGCAAGGCATTGGGGATTATTCACGTCGCACTCAGAGGGCTATTAAACCGAAGCATATAAGTTCTGGCTCCTTCGGTGCAGCATATGCTACAGATTCTCCTAAGCGATTAAATCAAATTACAAAGATAGGAAAGGCTGCCGAGTTCGATGACAACTCACGAATTACACCGGTAGATAAAATTGAGAAGGATGGGTATCTATCTTGGTTATCAATGGTAGATTATTATAAGAAGCAAGGCTCAGACAATCCCTATTTTCCCGTAATACATGACTTAAAAATTATGAAGGGTCCAGATAATAAACTTCATTATCGAGTCAACATGGAGAAATTGATACCATTTCGATCACCGAAGGTATTAGGTAATGAAGATCTAATGTCATCCTTATGCGATAATATGTTTGGAAAAGATATAAAGAATAAGGAAGATTACGAAGATAGTTCTGAATTAGCCGAAATATATAGTGATCTTATTAGGTATGAATTAAGAAGAGGTCTAAAAAATGCAGGCGCTGTTAAAGATGAAGATCTTAGAGAGGCATTACTTGTAATTAAAGACGTAATGAACGATAATCCAAGGTTCACTGAAGATTTACATAGTGGTAACATTATGTGGCGTATCACGGGGCATATTCCACAGTTAGTATTGGTAGACCCGATAGCATAAGGATATCATGAGATCATATGTACAAGGCCAATATAAACCTATAAATCCCGGAAAGTATGTAGGTACCTATCCTATAATATTTCGATCATCATGGGAACATAAAGTAATGGTTATGTTTGATACAAACCCAAATATATCAAGTTGGGCAAGTGAATCCTTAAAAATCCCCTATCAAAACCCATTTACTGGTAAGTATACAGTGTATGTACCTGATTTTGTAGTAACTTATGTGGATGCTAAAGGTAATCAGAAAGCAGAGATTATCGAAGTAAAGCCAGCCAAGGAAACTTTCTTAGAACAAGCAAAGTCCCAACAGGCTAAGGCAGCGGTTGCATTGAATACATTCAAATGGGCAGCAGCGCAAGTGTTTGCGAAGCATCATGGCATGACGTTCAGGGTTATGAACGAAGGTAATATTTTTAATAACCCGAAAGGTAAAGCCTGATGACCAAGAAGATGGAAGATTTTTTTAACTTACCGCCCACTGAAGAGCCAGCGGTAGAGGAAGAATTACCTCAAAAATCTAGAGAGCAATTAATGGTTGATGCCAAAGAGATCTATTCATCTCTTACCACTGCAGAAAAGATAAACTATGCTTTACCAACAGTGACTGGATTAGATGCACACGATACTGATATGGATGATATTGCCAGGAAAGCAGTAGATACCTTTAATGATCTAATATCATTGGGTGGCAACGTTCCTGACATGCACGCCGGCAAGATTTACGAAGTGGCAGGTCAAATGCTCAAGACAGCATTAGATGCTAAGAACGCTAAAGCTGACAAGAAACTTAAAATGATTGAACTTCAACTTAAGAAAGTTCGGTCAGAACAGATTGATTTAGACCAAGGAAATGGCGATCGCAAACAAGC